CGAAGAGGAATACGAAGTATATAAAAAGAGTTTAAATAAAGAATACGAAATAATAATTGGTGTTCCCACTATTGGACTTCAAAGAAACTTTATAGAGAAGTATTATAAAGAGGGTACTAAGTTAATAATGATTGATGATGATATCGATCAAGTATTGCGTAAAAAAGAAGATACGCTTGTACCTTTAGTAGATTTAGAAAAAGAATTTATAATAGAGGGTTTCAAACAATGCGAAAAAGCAGGTGCTAAAACTTTCGGTATGTATGCAGCAGCTAATCATTACTTTATGAAAGAACGTGTATATAATAAAATATGCTATATAATTGCATCAATGTTTGGTGTAATTGTAGAACACGATCCTTTCTTAGAACGATATACTAATCACGGAGAAGATTATGAATATAGCATAAGGCAGTATATCAAAAATGGATGTTTAGTTAGGTTTGATTATATAACCGCTAAATCAAATTATTATAAAGAGCCAGGAGGTTTACAAACTTTTAGAACCGAAGAGAATATATATAATTCAATAAAGTGGATACAAGATGAGTTTCCTGATTATTGTACAATGTATATTAGAAAATCGACCGGTCACGCTGAACTGCGACTGAGAGATAAAGCTGGTGATAAACAACAAGTAAAATTATTTTAATTAACTTTGAACTATGACACAATCACAAATTAGGCGTATAGCCAAAGACATAAAACAAATAACAGGTATTAACTTTTTAGAAAAAAGGCGTGATACCAAATACGTAGAAGCAAGAGCGTTCTTCGTACATATACTCAAAAATTACTATAAGTTTAGGAATAAAGATATAATAAACACCTTTAATGACCTAGGATTTAAATTAGACAGTGCTACATTATGTCACTCGTTGAAAATGTTTGAGGTATATGAAAACAATAATGCAAGAATGCAAGGGTGGTTTGATTTATTATTTCAGGCACCTGATTATAAGAATAGGGATAAAACTCAAGCGTATATAAAAAGTAAACTTAAATATTTACCTGAGGAAACTTTAATAAAGTTAGCAGCTCAAATAAAAGTAATCATAGAAAATGGTGAGTACGAATTAGAAAACGTTGAGTTCCATTGGTAAAAAAGTTATATTTTTTTATTATACACTTGAATAATCAAGTTTTTTCAAGATGGCTAGAAAGATAATAAGCACATATATTGAGAAACCTAAAAAGAAAAGACCAGGGGTGCATAGTAAAAATGCAAGTAGAAATCAACCTGGATGGAAAAAGAAATATAGAGGTCAAGGAAAAAAAAGATAACAATGAGTTGGGGTGGTAAACGTATCGGAGCCGGTAGGAAATCTAAATCACAAGAGGTTCAATTAATAGAACAACTTTCTATGTATGATGCACTTGCTATTGAAGAACTAATAAAAGGAATTAAAAGAGGTGACGTCAGGTGTTTACAATTATGGTTTAATTATAGATTGGGTAAACCAACAGAAACACAAAATGTAAACTTAGTACAAGAACAACCTACATATGAAGTGATAGTATTAGACAATGACTCAGAAAGTTCAGACTAACGTTGTATTTAAACACGCTTATAAATTTAGCAGGTCTGATAAAAAAATCTTAATAGAACAGGGCGGATCTAGGTCAGGTAAAACTTTCAATATATTAATATGGATAATATTCGACTATTGTTCTAAACACAATAATCATATTGTAACAATCTGTAGAAAAACTTTCCCAAGTTTACGTGGTACTGTGATGCGTGATTTTTTAGATATACTTAAAGATTATGAATTATATACAGAAGCTAATCATAACAAAACAAACTCAGAATATTATATAAATGGAAATACAATAGAGTTTATTTCTTTAGATCAACCTGCTAAAATACGTGGGCGTAAAAGAAATTTATTATTTGTAAACGAAGCTAATGAGATTGATTGGGATAGTTGGCAACAATTAATATTTCGTACAGAGGGTAAAATTGTAATTGACTACAACCCATCAGAAGCAACACATTGGATATATGACCAAGTCGAAACAAGAGAAGATGCGGTGTTTTATAAAACTACATATAAGGATAATCCATTTATTGATAAAAACTTAATTACAGAATTAGAAAGGTTAAAAGAAACAGATGATGAATATTGGCAGGTGTTTGGTTTAGGTGAAAGAGCATTGTCAAGAACCCAAATATTTAGGGCAAACGTTATAAAAAAAATACCAGAAGATGCAAAGTTCCTCTCAATCGGTGTAGATTTCGGTTATACGAACGATCCAACTGTAGCAGTAGAAGTATATCAAAAAGAACATAATCTTTATATAAACGAATTATTATATAGAACTATGATGACCACGTCAGATATACATAGATTTTTATTAGAACATAATCAAGGAAATAAATTATGCTTCGGTGATTCAGCTGAGGTGCGTTTAATAGATGAACTGCGTAGAATGGGTAACAATATTCGACCTAGTGTAAAAGGGCAAAACAGTGTAATGGCTGGAATAGATTTATTAAAACGTTATAAGATATACATAACAGAAACATCTGTAAACGCTATAAAAGAATTTAGGGATTATAGGTGGAAAAAAGATAAAGCAAATCGATTAACAAATATTCCTCAAGAGGGCAATGACCATATTCCTGACGCTACAAGATATGCAACATATAGTCTAATGAGCAAACCCAACTATGGTAAGTATGCTATCCGATAGTGTATATAACTTGCCAAAGAGCTTTATTATTTAAACCTTGGGCTGCCTGACAGTACTCGTAAGATCCTGGCTTAGGACCTCTGACGTCGTGGACTTTCCCTGATTCAAATAGCTTTTGTAAAGTTTCGTAATTTACATTTTTAATCATATTTCAAATATAATAAAAAAAAAGTTATAAAAAATTTTTTATAATTAATAAAAAGTTATATATTAGTGCTATGAATAAAAATACAAATATCAAAAATGGTTTCGAGGTTATCGGTTACTTCGAAGAATATTTAGTTGACAATAAATTTATAGGAACTAAAAGAGTAGAGTTCGACCCATCAAGAAGTTTAGGTTGGGCTGGTAGGAAAACTTTCTACGCTGCTAAAGATATAATTCTTGACAGAGGTAAAAAGATAAAAGCAGGAACTAAATATTATACATACTTACAACAGTTATGTGGTAAATATCACGGAACACAAAAAGAAAAAATTAATGCTATTCAACAATCACAAGCGTGGAAGTTGAGAGCTCAATCTACATAATATGCCTAACTATTATTACAGATATAAATTATAATATGGAACCAATTAAACGTTTTAATTTAGAACCGAACAAACTACAAACGTAATCTGATTCTGTGCGGTAATCTGATAATTTCTTTTTTCAAATTATCTAGTATTTTTTTTCATATTAATTGGTTTACAGAGAGCGTCGCACAGGCTCTCTTTTTTTTTGGATAAATTTTTTATATTTTAGTATTATACATATATGAAATTATCTATCAACGTTCCTACAGAACTCAGCGATGTTACCTTGGGTCAATATCAAAAGTTTGTTAAAATACAAAAAGCAAACGAAGACCCAACATTTATAGCACAAAAGATGGTTGAAATATTTTGTAAGATCGATTTGAAAGATACGTTTAAAATTAAAGTAACTGACATTAACGAGATAGTGGCAATACTAAATAACCTATTTGATAAAAAACCTGAATTAATAACAGAGTTTAAATTAAACAATCAAGAATATGGATTTATCCCTAAGTTAGAAGATATATCATTGGGCGAATATGTAGATGTTGACACCTATTTAGCAGATTGGGATAATATGCATTTAGCGATGAATGTTTTATATAGACCTATTAAAATGAAATATGGCGGTAAATATGATATCATTGATTACGAAGCTAAAGAATCTGATAAGATGAAAGATATGACTTTAGATGTTGTATTTAGTTGTCTAATTTTTTTTTACAATTTAGGAATCGACTTGTCGAACAATATGATGGACTATTTAATGGACAAACGTCTGATCAACCATACGGAAGAAGAAATCAATTCAGCAACAGGTGGGGTTGGTATGGATGCATTTACGAACTCGCTAAGGGAGATATTACAAAATTCAAAGATATCACTAAGCAGGGATTGACGCAATCGTTACATGCGTTACTTTATATAAAAGAAAAAAATGAAATCGAACAAGCAGAATTAAAATCAAATGTCAGAAAGTAACTCAGCAGCTAGATCATATTATTTAATAAGTGAAACTTTAGAATCAGCTTTACTAAACAACTCAATTACTAAAACAGTAACAATAGGTGATATATCTGATATTGATTTAGGAAAACAAACTATATTTCCTTTAGCACATTTTATTGTGAACAATGTTGTATCTAACGAACAAACTTTAGTGTATAATATTACAGTGCTTACTATGGATATAAAAGATACAAGTAAAGAAGAAGAAACAGATAAGTTCAGAGGTAATACAGATGAGCAAGATATATTGAATACACAATTAAGTGTTTTAAATACTTTAATACAAAAATTAAGGTTCGGTACATTACACCAATCTGGTTACAGATTAGCAAACGATCCAGTTTGTGAACCATTTGTAGATAGGTTTGAAAATAATTTAGCCGGTTGGTCTGCTGAATTAAATATAGAAGTAAGAAACGATCAGTACATATGTTAATATTTTCAGATAGATTTAATCAAAGATTAGAAGACTTTTTTAAGGCAGTCAAAAAACAATCTAGGCAAAATTTAAGTAAGGGTACAAAATTACAAAGAAAGAAAAGACCAATAAATAAAACTAAAAAATTATATAACAGCATACAATACAAAAAATTATTTGAAAATAATGATTCATTAGCATATGGTCTATTTATGGAGGACTATGGTGATTACATTGACAAAGGTGTAAAAGGTACTAAAAGTAACTATAGAGTAAATAAAAACACGCCATATAAATATACAACTAAAAGACCGCCAAGTTTAGCAATTAGTGGATGGGCTAAAAAAAGTAATATAAGGTTTAGAAATGCTAAAGGTCAGTTTGAAAAAGGTAACTATAAAAGCATAGGTTATGTTATAGCTAAATCAATTTATGAAAAAGGTATCAGGGCTAACAACTTTTTTACAATACCATTTGTAAACGAATTTAAAAAATTACCTAATGACTTACAAGATATATTCGCAGATGATTTAATTATTTTAATGATTGACAGTATGATAGAAGCAGAATTAATTAAAAGAGGAAACTAATGGCAACAATATTATTAAGAAGTCCATATTACGAATCACGTAGTCAACCATATTCAAGTCCAAACGTTGCTAAAAGTGCAACTTTAACTTTATCAGTTGGCGGTACACAAATATCTTCTATGAGTAAAGATTGTGTATTAACAGGAACAACTAATCAAGAAACCGGGACAGTCGCTTTTGAAATAGCAGATCTATGTAGAGATTATATAGATATAACTTTTGATAACACATATACACCTCAATTTATTAACATTACAGGTACATTAACTTTTAAAAGTAAAACTGTTGACGAAATTAATTCTGGCCAAACTGCAGTCACTGTAGGAACTCCAGTTAGTATATCGCATAAAGGTTTAGATGGTTACTACGAATTTTTACAAGGTTTAGGCACAAGCCAAACCTCTGCTAAAACAATAGCAACTAATGAGATGATGCAAGATAATACTACAATATATGCACCTGATAACACTGCAGGAGTGATACCATATTGGAATGGTTCAACAATAGTTTATCAAAGTTTTTCTGCTAGTGATACGACTGAAACTGTAGTAAGCACAGCTTTTACGATAGAAAGAGTATGTTCACAACACGAAGCGTATAAAGTAACATTCGTTAATAAATATGGAGCTTTACAAGATTTATATTTTACCGGTAAAACTACTGAAAACATAAACGTACAACGTACAACTTTCAAAAGATCTATAATTGATTCTAACTCTAGGTATGATACAGGGAAGCATTCAATAAAACAATACAACACTCTAGCAAATGAAACCTTAATACTAAACAGCCCACCTATGAGTTTCGATACTATGAACGAAGCTATAAAGCAATTGTTAGTAAGTGAACAAGTTTGGATTTATAAAGACTCAATAACTACACCTATAAACATAACAAGTAACACACAAAGAATTAAAACAGGTTTAAATGATAAAATAATACAATACACTATCACTGCAGAATATGCTTTTGATATGATATCAAATATTAGGTAATGAATAATATTGAATTATATGTAAAATTAACCGGAGATACAAATTATACTAGGCTTGATTTGTTCGGCGATGAAACAATAAACTTGACGCAAGTAGTTCAAGACGTCAAAGATCCTGGAAAAATATTTACAGATTTTAGTAAAACATTCAGTTTACCTGCCAGTAAAACTAATAACAAATTTTTTAAACATTTTCATAATTTCACTCAAAGCGAATCATTCTCATTTGATGCACGTAAAAAAGTATTATCTAAAATAGAATTAAATAGTGCACCTTTTCAAAAAGGTAAATTAAGATTAGAGGGTGTAAATTTAAAAAATGGTAGACCTGATACATATAAAGCTACATTCTTCGGGTCGTTAAATTTAAAAGATGTTTTAGGTGATTTGAAATTAGAGGATTTAGATTGGCTTACAAATTTTGATACAACATATACATCGGCAAAAATAATTGATGGTTTATCAGATGACGGGACTGGGTCTGTTACAGTTGATAGCGTAGCATATCCGGTTCCGCTGGTTACCGCTTTAATTAGTAACTCAATGCGAGGTTTTTATTCTTCATCACAAACACCTGCGTATTGGGATACAAACAAACAAGAAATAAATAAATCAGGTGGAAACCTTAACCCATCACAAGCTACTCAATATTCTGGATATTATTGGAAAGACCTAACATATAGTGTGAGGTTATATGTAATAATAAAAGCTATTGAGAACTCAGAAATTACAAAAGATATAAATGGAAACAAACAGATAGTATTTAGTGATGACTTTTTTAACACCACTAACACAGGGTTTTATAACTTGTATATGCTTTGCCAAAGAAACGCAGGAAAAATATTAGAAGGAGTTGGGTCATCTTACACACCTAATCAACAATCTGGTAAAACATATGATAACGCTACTAACAACCACGAAGATAATTTAGTATTAAGGCAAAGAGGTTTTGAAATATATAATTTAACTTCTAACGAAAAGTTTCAGTTTGCTATAACAGTAAACTTTGGGACTGTATCACAAAACATTGTAGCAGAAATAAAAAATATATCAACCGGTGTAATTGAATATGCGACATATACACCATCACAATCAGGAACTCAAAGATCATATCAATTACCTAATGGAAATTATGAAATAAAATTTAAGAGTAATGCAGCTGCTACAATCACATCTTTTAGTTTAGTGTTTATTGACACCTTTGACACTAATACAAGCACGACTGTAAGCACAAGCGATGTTGATGCAAGTTTTGCAATACCAAGTGGCGGTTTTGCTTTGATGGAAAATATACCTGATATAAAAGTTATTGACTTCTTGTCAGGATTATTCAAAATGTTTAATTTAGTAGCAACTGAAAAAAATGGTGTTATAACTGTTGACACTTTAGATAATTTTTATTCAGGCGGTACTTTAAGAAATATTACGGACTTTGTAAACAGTAATGAAAAAACTGTAGACAGTGCTTTACCTTATAGAGAAATAGCATTTAGATATGAAGATACAGAAAATATTTTAGCAAAACAACATAAAGAACAGTTTCAAAGAGATTGGGGTGGCGTTAGTTATGATGGCGGTGGAAAATTAGATAGTAATAACACTACTTATGAAATAATTGCACCTTTTCAGCATATGAAGTTTGAAAGATTAGTTGACGGTGCAACAACAAAAAATATACAAGTTGGACATTTACTAAACGACAAGCAAGAACCATATCTTGGTAAACCTGTTTTATTTTACCCAATACATAGTTCTGATCTAGGCGTGACTGCAGATGGAATTAATTTAATTACAGAAATTAGCGGATATGATAACGGATCTACAAATGCAGAACAAACAATAACAGAATATTGGATACCTAGTAATTCACCGACAGTTCAAAGTAGTGGAGCAGGTTACCCTGAAACAATACATTTTAATCAAGAAATTAACGAGTGGACAAATGGTGATGATTATATCGACAGTTTATATTATAAATATTATCAATCTTATGTAGTTAATGTATTTAGGTTCAATGAAAGATTAACAAAAATAAAAGCTGTATTACCATTAAAATTTTTACAACAATATACATTGGCTGACGAAGTACAGATAGGCGATTTAACATATAGAATAAATTCAATTAATACAAATTTACAAACTGGTGAATCAACATTAGAATTATTAAATGGTAGAGAAACAGTTGCAGCTACCGGTGCCACCGCAGTAAGTATAACAATATCAACAAGCAGCAGTGCTACACCTAACACAGCTTGTGGGTACACTTTGAATAACACATTATATTATTCAGGAACATTAGGTAACGGAACTAGATTATATACAAACTCTGGATTATCTACTGCTTTTTCTGGATCAGGAAACAACTACGCTTTCCCAGGAAGTTATTACGCAGCTATAGATGCAAATGGATATGTGTCAGGTTATCAACCTTGCCCAACATTAGCACCAACTGTAACAACTAATTCAGCAACAAATGTTACATATAGTTCTTTTACTGCTAATGGTAGTGTAAACGTTGCTAATGGTACAATAAGTTCAAGAGGTTTTTATGTAGGTACAAATGTATCTTATGCCAGTAACACAAAAACTGCAGAGGGTGGTACATCTGTTGGAGGTTTTTCAGCTAATCAGACAGGTCTTTCTGCAAACACGAATTATTATGTAACTGCTTACGCTATAAATCAACACGGAGAGGGTGTAGGTACAACCATTTTAGTAAATACAAACAACGCACCATCAGTGCCAACAGTCAATACTTTAGCAGAATCAAACGTTGCTGAAACTTCATTTACAGCAAACCTACAAATAACAGCAGATGGTGGGCAAACAATTAATGGTGCAGGTTTTTATATGGGAACAGATAATTCTAGCCCTACTAACAATACACATTATGACGTATCACCAGCACCAAATAACATAGGAAATAACAGTTATGATTTCACAGGTTTAACAGGCAGTACAAATTATTATTATTGGGGTACCGCTACAAACACATACAGTTCTACCAAGGGTGTATCATCGAGTTATGAAACTGTTACTACAAGTGCAGCACCAAATTATACAACACATACTCCAATACAATACCACGCATCAGATGCATTCCTTGCCTGCGCAAGTACTGCTTATCAACAAACACTATATTCATCAGGTGTAGGAAACACATTTGCAGCAGGATTAACATTATATACGAATAATGGTTTGACAAACTTAGCACCTAATGGTTATTATTCATATCAAAATAAATATTATCAAGTTACAAGCGGTAATGGTACATTAGGCTCACAAAACAATTGTTCAACTAATATTTATCGATTACAATTAAGTTCAGGTTATCCATCAACTTCTTATACAAGTTCGTCAGCAGCATGTTCATCAAGTTTCGGGTCAGTTTATGCTTATTATTCAGGTACTTTATCTAATGGTAGGCAGATGTGGACTGATACTACATTAACAACAAAATTTACAGGTGCCGGAACACAATCATATCCTCAGTATTTAACACCTACGCAATATGTTGTAAAAGCTAAAAGGCAACATTTCGTAAGCGGTTACAATTTATGGTTAGATTTAGGGTCAGCAGTGTATGTTGGTTTTATAGACACGGCAGGTTTGTGGAAAATGACTTATTATGATTATTCAAACGGAACATTAACTTGTCCATAAAAAAATATAAATAAAGTATTATATATATAGATGCTGAACGAAATTATAACATTATTAAAATACTCAGACGCTAGTACTGAAAATATAAAAATCGCTAAAGGAAAAAATAAATTACCTAGTAGCTTTACAGAAGTCTATAAACAATTTAAACAAGAACTTAAATGGCAGTCAAAAAAACAATAGAATTAGAAGCTAACGTAAAAGGTCTTGAAGATGACGTAAGAGATATTAGAGAACAGTTTGCTGAACTAAAAGAATCTATTCAAGAGGTAGAAAAAAGTGCTAAACAAACTGCTGATAATACTAAAAAAGGATTTAAAGGTTTAAAAGGTGCGGTAGATACAGTAAAAAAAGGTTTTAGCGGTTTAGGTCTTGCAATTAAAACAATAGGAATCGGATTAGTTTTAGAAGCATTCAATACTTTTAAATCGGTATTAAGCCAGAACCAAGTTGTAGCAGATGCATTCGCAGTAGCATTTGGTGCCATATCAAATATATTTAATGACTTTGTAAATTTCCTAATAAACAACTTTGACAAAGCAGTAGGTCCAGTAAAAGAATTCTTATCATCAGACACGTTTGAGGGTGTAGAAAACTTTTTTGTTGGTTTGATTACAAGAGTTAAAAATTTAATTCAAGGAATCGGTGGTTTAGGTAAAGCGTTGGTAAAAGTTTTTAAATTAGATTTTGAAGGAGCTGCAGAAGAAGCTGGGGAAGCATTTAAAAATTTAGGCGAAGTTATAGTTGGTAATGCCGAAGAATCTGAGAACACTCGTAAAGTATTGAAGAAAGTTGCTAATACTATTAAAGAAGTTACAACAGAAGCGATTGACAATGCAAAAGCAGAGGTAGATCTAGCAAACGCTGCAAAATTAGCAGCTGCAGAACAAGAAAAATTAAGATTAGCAAATTTAAAAGCTGCAGAAGAACAAAGGCAAATCCGTGATGATGTAAGTAAAGATATTGAAGCTAGGATTACAGCTAACGCTGAACTTGGTAAAATATTGGAAGAGGGTATTGAACAAGAAAAAGAATTAGCAGAAGTACAACTTGCAGCTGCGGAAGCAGCACTTGCTAATAACGAAAGCAATATTGACTTACAAACCGAAGTTATAAGAGCACAGGCTGCGGTTCTTGAAATAGAAGAACGTATCGGTGGGCTAAGGTCAGAACAATTAACAAACGAAACAAGTTTATTAAAAGAAAAATTAGATTTAACAAATGCAGTATCTCAATCAGAAAGCGACGCTAGGTTAAGAACTCTTGAGGGTCAATTAGCTATAGAAGATGGTATCCTTGATAGATTAGATTTAGAACGTCAAGTTGCTGAGGAACAACAAAAAATAGCATTAGAACAATTTGAGAATACAAAAAAAATATTTAAAGAAGGAACTATTGAATTTGAAAACGCTGAAAAAGAAAAACTAGCTGCTCAAGAAAACTTTGCTAATATAAGTAAGAGCATAAAAAAACAAGAAGAAGAAGCAAAGGTTGCTATTGTATCAGAAGCGTTATCTGGTGTAAGTTCATTGTTAGGTCAAGAATCAGCTGCCGGCAAAGCAGTAGCAGTAGCACAATCAATTATAAACACATATCAAGGTGCAACAAAAGCACTTGCTCAAGGTGGTATATTTGGTGCGGTAGCAGCAGCTGGTGTAATTGCAACAGGTTTAGCTAATGTTAAAAAAATAGTTGCTACTAAAGTTCCTGGAAGCGAAGGAAGTCCAGGTGCAGCAGCAGTTTCAGGTGTAGGCGGTCAAATTGAAAACATAGAAGCTAACGTGCCAGACTTTAACGTTGTAGGTGCATCACCAATTAATCAATTAGCTAACTCACTAAACAACCGTCAACCAGTAAAAGCATTTGTAGTATCAGGTGATGTTACATCAGCTCAACAATTAGATAGAAATATTATAAATGAAAGCGGAATATAAAAAAAACGATAAATTAAATATTATATTATTATGAGAATAGTCGAACTTATTTTAGATGAAGAACAAGAATATTCTGGTATTGAAGCAATATCAATTGTAGAAAGACCTGCTATTGAGGAAGATTTTATTGCATTAAATAACAAACAAGAATACAAACTTGCAGAAGTAGATAAAAAGAAAAAAATATTATTAGGTGCACTGCTTATACCTAATAAACCAATTTTAAGAACAAGCGGTGATGGAGATTATTATATATATTTTTCTAAAGACACTGTTAGAAAAGCAAGTGAATTATATTTAATGGAGGGTAACCAAAATCAAGCAACCCTTGAACATCAAATGAAATTAAAAGGTTTGTCATTAGTTGAAAGTTGGATTGTAGAAGATAGTGAAAAAGATAAATCAGCTTTTTATGGTTTGAGTTATCCGGTAGGAACTTGGGTTGGTGCGGTAAAAGTTACATCAGATAAAATATGGAACGAGTTTGTAGAAACAGGTAGAGTAAAAGGTTTTTCTATAGAAGGATATTTTCAAGACAAGTCAGAAACTAAAAAAGATACATTATCAGCTATTGAGCAAGAAGAAGCAGAATATTTATTATCAAATATAAAAGATGTTTTAACAGGCCAATATATTACTTTAGAAAGTTATAATGATTATCCTGACGCAGTTTCTAATAATGCTAAAAGAGGTATTGAATTAAATAAAAAAGTAAATAATAAATGTGCTACAGATGTTGGTAAAATTAGAGCTCAACAATTAGCACAAAAAGAAAAAGTTAGTACTGACACCATAAAAAGAATGTATTCTTATCTGTCAAGGGCAGAAGCGTTTTATGACCCAAGCGATCCAGAAGCGTGTGGCACGATATCATATTTATTATGGGGCGGAAAGTCTGCTAAAAATTGGGCTGAAAGTAAAATAAATAAATTAAACTTATATACAGAAGTTGTAAACGATGATTACGCTATAATTAACGATAGGTTAGGATATTCTACTCAGGAAAAAGCTGAGGAGATGGCTAAAGATATTGGATGTGATGGTTTTCATACCCACGAAGTAGAGGGAAAAACTTGGTATATGCCCTGTGAAGCTCATAGTAAAGAAGACTTAAAAAAAAAATATAAGTGTCCACCGGGATATAAAAAAGATTATCAGAAACATAAGTGTGTAAAGATGACCGCCGAAGAATTAGCGGAAGTTGGACCGAGAGGTGGTATTAGACGCTCACCTAAAGCACCTGGAAGTACAAAAAGAAATACCAATCCTAAAGGTAAAGGCACCGCAAAAGGAAACGCTAAAACGAGCAGAGGTGCTAAAGTAGATAAACAAACAGAGGGCACCTTACAAAAAAAGTCTGACGAGTTTAACGAAAGATATAAAAAGAAGTTAGGGTATGGCGTAACTATTGGTCAACTAAAGACTGTATTTCAACGAGGGTTGGGTGCTTTCAACGTAGGGCATAGTCCTAGAGTTACAAGTGCTAAACAATGGGCGTTAGCTAGGGTTAATGCATATTTGTATTTAGTAAAAAACGGAAGACCACAAAATGCGAAATATAAAGGTGATAATGATTTATTACCAAAAGGACATCCTAAATCAGGTAAAAAATAAAACTATGTGTAATTGTATATATTGTATTTGTAAAAATGCGTAAAAAAAATAATTATTATAAAACACCTAGCCGGTCATCACCGAAAAGTTCTAGGAGGGGTTGCTTATGCCCTGATAATACTTATCATCAAAAATGTTGTGATGGTTCACTACAAGCCCAAGGAATAGGCAGAGTGTAAATTACCCAAATCGAAAATATAAATATTTTGTTAGTATTTATTATATATATATGAATGCTACAGAGATTTTATCTAAAGTCAAGATCTTGTTAGGTGTTGACCCTAGCAATCTTGAAGTGAAAGCCGAAGCTGTGTCTTTGGAAGAATTAACTCTCGAAAATGGTACAACCTTAACTGCCGAAAAATTTGAAGCAGGTGAGGAAATATTTATTCAGACAGAGGACGAGAAAGTACCTATGCCAATTGGCGAATACGAACTCGAAGATAATAGAATATTAATCGTTAAAACAGAAGGAATGATAGAAGATATCAAAAATCAAGAAGAAGTGACTGACGAAGTTCAGGACACTAATTTAGAAGAGACGCCAAAAGAAGAAGAAAAAAAAGAAATGGCGTATGCTACTAAAGAGGAGATGACAGCTTTAGCAGAAGCAGTTGAAGAAGTCAAGAATCAATTAAGAGAAGTCGTTGAAAAAATGATGGACAAAAAAGAAGAAAAAGAAGAGATGGCAAAACAAGAAGTTTTATCTAAACCTGCAGCTGAGGGTATTAAACACTCACCAGAAGCAGAGCCAACAAAACTAGGTGCTAGATTTTCTGTAAATTCTAATCAAAACACTACATATAGTAGAGTATTACAAGCAATAACTAATAATCAATAATAAAAATGGCAACAACTATATCAAATGACGTTACTAGAATTTTTTCTAAACAAGAAACGTTATCGGCTGCAACAACATTAACTGCTGCTGATTCAGGTAAAACATATTTAATAAATGGCACAGGTTACACTGTTACACTTCCTGCTCCTTTTGCAGGTTTTAGTGTTAAATTTATTGTAGCAGCTGCATTTACAACTGACTGTGTTATACAAACACCTGCTGACAATAGAGATATTTTAAATGGCGGTGTAATTGTAAACGGAGCAATCGTAGAAGCTGACGCAGTAGATCAAGTAACATTTGAAGACGGTGCTGAAAGCATTGGTGATCACGTTGAGATTTCAAGTGATGGGACTAACTTTTACTTATCAGGTAATGGGAACGCAGCTTCATCAATAACAGTAGGAGAACTTTAATAATAATAATAATTTAAAAAATGGCAACAACTAATAATTTAACAACTACATATGCTGGAGAGTTTGCAGGTAAATACATCTCGGCAGCACTTTTAAGTGGTAAAACTTTAGCAGAAGGAAACCTAACTGTGGTTCCTAACGTAAAGTTCAAACAAGTTATGAAAAAAGTTTCTACAAATGGTATCGTTAAAGATGCGACTTGTGACTTTGATCCAACTTCAACACTTACTTTAACAGAAAGAATTTTACAACCTGAGGAGTTTCAAGTAAACTTACAACTTTGTAAAAAAGATTTCAGATCAGATTGGGAAGCAGTACAAATGGGATTCTCTGCTTTTGATAATCTACCCCCATCATTCAGTGACTTTTTAATTGCTCACGTAGCAGATAAAGTTTCTCAAAAAATGGAACAAAATATATGGAATGGAACAAACGCTAATGCAGGTGAGTTCGATGGATTTAAAACAACTTTATTAGCAGACGGAGACGTAGTCGATGTGGCTGGTCAAGCAAGTACATCAGCTAACGTTGCAGCAGAAATAGGAAAAGTGGCTGACGCTATCCCATCTGCAGTGTATGGTAACGAAGATTTAGTAATCTATGTTCCTTCGAATATTCACAGGAATTACATCAGAAGTTTAGGTGGATTCGGTGCTAATGGTTTAGGTGCAGCAGGTACTAACGACCAAGGAAATCAATGGTACAATATGGGTAATGCTTTATCTTTTGACGGTCTAGAAATAGTACACGCTCCAGGTTTAGCAAGTGACACAATGATTGCTGCAGAAAAATCAAATCTATTTTTCGGAACAGGTCTAATGGCAGATCAAAACGAAGTAAAAGTAATTGATATGGCAGATATCGACGGATCTCAAAACGTAAGAGTCGTTATGAGGTTTACTGCTGGAATCCAGCACGGAATTGGTTCAGACATTGTACTGTACTCTTAATGTTTAACTTTAAAATATATATACTATGGCTTGTGCATTAACAACTGGACGTAAGTTACCTTGTAAACAATCAGTAGGAGGTTTGAGGACTGTTAGCTTTGCTGTTTTCGGAACCCTAGGTACTGCAACTATTTCGGGAGGAAATATTTCAGCATTATCTGGGACTCCAACTTTCTTTAAATATGATTTAAAAGGTGCGACGAGTTCATTAACAACTAACATAATTAGTTCTAGAGACACAGGTACGACAGTATATGAATCAACTCTAGAATTAACATTTACACATTTAGACGTGGCTACTCAAGAAGAAATTAAACTTCTAGCAGCTGCAAGACCACACGTTGTGGTAGAAGACAATAACGAATCCTCAAACTCAATGATGGTTGGGTTTCATCAGGGTGCTGAGGTGACTGCGGGTACGATAGTCTCCGGTGCAGCATATACTGATTTAAGTGGATTCACGTTGACGTTCACTGCTACAGAAGCAATACCACCTCTGTTCGTTACAGGTTCGGTAATAACTGCTCTACAGAGTGCAACTCAAATAGATCCGACATCTTAAAATTTGTTTTTGTGTGTTTATTAAAGGGGTAGTGTAAACTATCCCTTTTTTATTTTATAAAAAACTCTTTTTTTTTTATTATATATATATGAAAATATTGACAACTAGCACAAGCAATCAAACATTATCTTTTTTACCAAGAGAATATCCATCTACAGTTAAGATGACATTAAGGGATAATAGTACGAATGCAACAACAACTGTCGATACTTTAACTTTATCTAAAAACAACGATAATGCGTCTATCACAAATGCATTTACTTTAGTTGAAGGGAGATTTTATGATTTAAATATTATAAAAGGTCAAGGTCAATTATGGAATACACTAACAACTCAATGGCAACTTGTAACTGATAATTGGGAAAATATTATTTCAAGTGAGATTGTAATATATAAAGATAAAATATTTTGTACTGATCAAACTATTGACCAACTAAACGACAGTTATTATGATATTAATAGCGGTGAATATACAGAAACAACATCTTACCCAGATGACGATTATTTAATAATAAGCTAATGAGCAACATAAGAGTAGTTAATTTAAGCACATATACAGCACCAAAAATAACAGAAGATAAAAGAAATAAATTCGTTATGTATGGTGAGGATAATAATTATTACCAATACTTGATTGATCAATATCAAGGCAGCCCTACAAACAATGCCATAATAAATGGTATAACAGAAATGATTTACGGAAAAGGTTTAAATGCTACTAATAGCAATAAAAAACCTATGGAATATGCAGAGATGATTTCTTTATTTAAAAAAGAAGATATGAAAAAAATCTGTGCTGATTTTTATTTATTAGGTCAAGCAACGTTTCAAGTTTATTATAATCTTGATAGAAGCAAAATTGTTAAAGTTGAACACTTTCCAGTACAAACTTTACGTGCAGAAAAAGCAGATAGAAAAGGAGATATAAAAGCATACTATTATTTTCACGATTGGTCTAAATATACATCAAGAGATAAATTAACACGCATACCAGCTTTCGGTAAAAGCACTAACAGTGCAATTGAGATACTATGTATTAAACCATATAGAGCAGGATATTTTTATTATACACCTGTAACATATCAAGGTGCTTTACCATATTGTGAACTTGAAGCAGAAGTTGCTAATTACCATATCAACAACATACAGAACGGAATGGCTCCAAGTATGTTAATTAATTTTAACAATGGTACGCCAGATGAAGAATCAAGAGAATTAATCGAAAGACGTATATATGATAAGTTCAGCGGAAGCAGTAATGCAGGTAAATTTATATTAGCATTTAACGATAATTCAGAAAGTGCTGCTACTATAGATCCAGTTCAATTATCTGACGCTCACAATCAATATCAATTTTTATCAGACGAAGCTACAAAAAAAATTATGGTAGGTCACAGAGTTGTATCACCTTTATTGTTAGGTATCAAAGATGCAACAGGTTTAGGTAACAACGCTGATGAATTAGAAAAAGCAAGTATTTTATTTGACAATATGGTAATAAGGGTACAACAAGAATATATCCTTGACGCTATTGAACAAATACTTACGTTTAATGATATTGCTTTAAACGCATATTTCGTTACACTACAACCTCTTGAATTTACAGATTTAACAAATAATGAAGTAGATGAAGAAACTAGAGAAGAAGAAACAGGTGTAGAAAGCGAGGAAAAAGAAGAACTATCTACACAAAAAACTGCTCTTCAATCATTTATAGAACTAGGGGAAGATGAAAATTTAGAAGATTGGGATATGATTGAATCAGCACCAGTAGATTATGACAAAGATGAAGAACTAAACGCGAAATTAATGTTATCTGATGTCAGACAAGGAACTGCTAGGTCTAATGCTAAAAGTTCACAAGACGGAACAAATGATAAAGGATATAAATTTAAAGTAAGGTATGCATATGCACCTGCAAAATATGATGATGAAAGCAGAGAGTTTTGTAAAGATATGGTTGATGCAGGTAAAATATATCGTAAAGAAGATATAATGGCTATGAGTTCTGAAGCTGTAAATCCAGGATGGGGTCGCGATGGTTCTGATACATATGATATATGGTTATATAAAGGGGGAGGATCGTGTAGGCATTTTTGGGAACGAAGAGTCTATATGGCTAAAACTGTAACACCTGACGCTAAAAACCCAAGATCAGAAATAAGTGTAAACCAAGCAAGAAGAGAGGGTTTTACTCCAGAGGTAAATGAAAAAAAAGTTGCACAAAGAACTAGAGATCAAGAGAACAGAGGTTTTCAAGAGGAAAAAAAATTTAAAACCCCAAAAAATAAAGGATTTAACTAATGGCACAAGTTTTATTTATAAAAGTAAGTACATTAAAAAAGAATACTATAATTGACGGCAACGTTGATGTAGATAAATTATTGCCTTATATGAAGATAGCCCAAGAAATACATATACAAAATTTTTTAGGAACAAAATTATATCAGGCATTAGAAACTAAAATTACGAATGACAATTTAGCAGGTCATTATTTGACTCTTGTTAATAGTTATGTACAACCAGCATTGATACATTTTGCTATGATGGATTATTTACCCTTTGCAGCATATCAGGTAAAAAACGCAGGTGTATTTAAACACATAAGCGAAAACGCTGAAAGTGTTACAAAAACAGAAGTAGATTATTTGGTAAACAAAGAAAGAGAGTTTGCAGAATATTATATTAGAAGAATGATTGATTATTTAAGTTTTAACTCAACACATTTTCCAGAGTATAATACAAACGTAAATGAAGATGTTTACCCTGACAAAGATAATTTATTTAATGGGTGGGTCTTATGAAAAGATATAAAGTAAAAAAAGTAAATATTATAAAATTGAAAAAATATTTTAAAAAAAAATTGAACAATGGCAAGTCTAACAGGTAATTCGATAAGCAGTACATATACATCGTTAATAAAAGTTGGCGATAATGGCACATTAGCTTCATCTTTACAATCAATAACTGACGGAGATGGAAACAGCAGTGGATTAAGTATGAACACAGGTGGTGATTTAACTGCTACCGGTACAATAACTGCTAACGCTTTTAGTGGACCATTAACTGGTAACGTAACAGGAACTGCATCACTAGCATCAAATTTAACAGGAACACCTAATATTTCAGTTGGCACAATAACAGCATCTGGAACAATCACAGGTAATGTAACAGGTAATGTAACAGGTAATATCACCGGGAATGTTACCGGAAATGTAAGCGGAAGTTCAGGTTCAACAACAGGTAATGCTGCAACTGCAACTGCTTTAGAAACTGCAAGAACTATCGCAGGAGTATCATTTGATGGAACTGCAAATATTTCACTTGACACGTCAAACATAACAGAAAATGCAAGTTTTTTATATTATACCGCAGAAAGAGTAGATGACCAAGCTAACACGCTAATCCAAGCAGGAACCGGTATAAGTAAAACGTATGATGATGCAGGTGGTACATTAACAATAACAAACACTGCTCCAGACCAAACAGTAGCGTTGACAGGTGGAACAGGAATAACAACTAGCGGTACATATCCAAACTTTACAATAACAAATGATAGTCCTGACCAAACAGTAAGTTTGAGTGCCGGTACAGGTATTACTGTATCAGGTACATACCCCAATTTTACAATTGCTAACAGTGGTGCAGGAATTGCTTTAACAGATTTATCTGCTACAGATGCAGGCGGTCTCGGGAGTTTTAGTTACAATAATGGAAGTGGTGTTTTCACGTACACAGGTCCTTCGGATTCAGATGTAAGAACATTGATTAGTGTTACTGATGCCGGTGGTGATGGTTCTCTTGCTTATAACAATTCAAGTGGAGTTATAACATATACTGGTCCAAGTTCCTCAGAGGTACAAGCCCACATAACTAAAACATATGTTGATGGTTTAGGGATCGCTGCATCTACTGCAGCAACTTTAGCAACACCTAGAACTATAAATGGTACATCTTTTGATGGAAGTGCTAATATAAGTTTCGATACAGATTCTGTAAGCGAGGGAAGTTCAAACCTTTATTACACTGCAGAGCGTGTAGACGATCAAGCGAATACATTAATACAAGCCGGTACAGGTATATCAAAAACTTATGATGACGCTGGAGGGACGCTTACGATAGCTAATACAAGCCCTGATCAAACTGTAGCAATAACTGGAGGTACAGGTATAACTGCGAGTGGTACGTATCCGAATTTTACGATTACCAATTCAGCACCTGATCAGACTGTTGCTTTAACAGGTGGGTCAAATGTAACTGTAAGTGGAACTTATCCATCATTTACAATAGCAGCCACTGACACACAAACTGATAGCTTTAAAACAATTTCAGTAAGTGGGCAAAGCGATATTGTTGCAGATAGTTCAACAGATACATTAACTATGGCAGCAGGTAGTAATGTTACACTTACGACTAATGCGGGAACTGATACTCTAACAATAGCTGCTACTGATACAAATACAACGTATAGTGCTGGAACAGGTTTAGCTTTAGCAGGAACAACTTTTAGTTTAGATGCAGGTTTAAATAATTTAACAGATGTAAACTTAACATCACCAGCTGCAGGGCATATTTTAATTTATGACAATACTAATAGTTATTTCGAAAACGCAACGCTGACGGCAGGAAGTAATATAACTATCACAGAGGGAGATGGAGCAATAACTATTGCAGCTACAAATACAAATACAGATAGTTTTAAAACAATATCAGTTTCAGGGCAGAGTGATTTAGTAGCAGATTCTGCGACAGATACCCTTACAATAGCTGCTGGTTCGAACGTAACATTAACAACAAACGCAGGTACTGACACTTTGACTATTGCTGCAACAGACACTAATACTACATATACAGCTGGTAGCGGTTTGACACTTGCAGGCACAGAATTTAGCTTAACAAATAATTCTGTAACAATAGGTGGTAGCTCATTAGCTTTAGGTGGTTCTTTGACAGCAACGTCAGGATCATTAACAATCGGTGGTAATGGATCAAGCGGTGGAGTAACGATTGATGACGGTTCTATTCAAGTTAGATCAAACACAGGTAATGTGGCAGAAATGAGATTTTATTGTGAAGTGAGTAATGCACATTATCAAACAGTTAAAGCTGCACCACATAGTGCATCAAGTAGTGCGGTATTAGTATTGCCTACTGCATCAGGAAACTTAGTAGGAACCGGTGATACAAGCAGTGTAGCAACAGCAATGATATCTGATGACGCTATTACAAGTGATAAACTTGGCGCAGAATATACAAGTGCACAAGCAGTAACAAGTGCTGCGACTATTACTTTAGATACTGACGCTTATGATGTATTTACTTGGACTGTCGGGCATACTGCAAACATTGACTTTACAAACGTTGTAATTGGTAAAGTAAAAACATTAGTAGTTACAGGTGGCGGAAGTTCATATGCTTTAACACTAAGAAACATAAACGGAAGCACTGGTACATTTAATAAAATATCTGGAACTTATGATGATACAAGTTCTACAAAAAATATAATACAAATTAAATTTATATCAACGTCAGAAGCGTGGTACACCATATCAAAAATAGGAAGTTAATATGTATGCAAATAAAATAAATGGAGAAATCAAAACATTTAAATATATACCAAATTATTGGGAAGGAACTAATATATATTTTAAAAATTTTGCTAGTTCACCCCAGCATATATTAGAGGAAGAGGGTTTTTACCCTATTGTAGATCCACAAATAGATCCTGAAACAGAGGAATTAGGAGAACTATATTTAGAAGATAATAAATATTATTATATAGTAATACAAAAATAATTATGAAAGCAATAAATAACCAAGGCATAATAACAATACACCAATCTGTGCCACATACTTTACAAACACCAACAGGTACAATTATGAATGCACCTGCACTATCTGACCAAGAATTAAAAGAATATGGTCTATTTGATTTATTTTTATCAGCAGATTACGATTCAAGAATACACGACCTTGGTGAAATATATTTTGATAGTGCAGCACAATGTTATAGGAAAGATATCGTAAATAAAACTTGGACAAAAACAATTGATGAATATAAAGAACAAGCTATAAATAATTATAAACATTCAATCGGTAGCAAATTAAGTGTAACAGATTGGTATATAATAAGAGAAATGGATAACGGAACAGAAGTTCCTGGGGATATAACAAGCCAAAGACAATCCTTAAGAGACACTTGTAATGAAGTAGAACAGCAAATAAATGACTTAACAACAATAGAAGAAATTATTACATTTAATTACCCTAATATTGACTAATGGCTATAAATGATAAATTATTAAAAGCAGAAGCAGCAGCTGGTGGACTTACACCATCAGAACACTTTGGAGTAGTATTATACGAGGGAGATGGTTCATCTTCACATTCTATTAACGGAGGTAAGTTTGGTGCAGCTGCTTATACTGCAAATAGTGGTGTTGTAACACTACCTGATAATGTTATAGATGCTGATAATCATTCAGTTTCAATTTGGTTTTATGCAAATAATCTTACAGGCGAACAACACTTAATGGAGTTTGATGAAACAAACAGAATTATATTTAGAATTTCTTCACCTAATAACAACGATTGGTGTTATATAGGTAATAGTGGGTATTTTGACCACGGTTTGCGTTTTAACACAGGTCAATGGTATCATATAGTAATTACATTCAGTAACGGAAATCCTTTTAAAATTTACAGAAATGGTTCTTTAGAATATACTGGTGGTAATACAAATTTATTTGCAAATAATTCTAACAATGATGTAGGTGCAGGAAGTAGTACAGGTACAGCAAATGTTGAGGGTAAAATAGACCAACTACGAATATTTCATAAAGAATTATCAGCATCAGAAGTTTCTACTTTATATGCAGAAACTGCAGCAACAGTAGAATCATTAAGTCCACTTGGAAATGAAACAGTAGATACACTACAAGTTCTCGGTGATACATCTTGTACTGCCTTATATAAGTTTGAAAACAATGAAGATGATAAAAGTGGAAATTTTAATGGAACTGGAACAGAAATACAATATGCAGCAGGAAGATATGGACAAGCAGCAAGTTTTAGTGGTGCAGACGATTGTATAATAAACTTTGGTGCAGGTGGAATTCAAGCTACAAGTGCTGTATCTAATTCTTTTTCTATTTCTTGGTGGATGAAAACAACAACTACTACTCAACAAAAAGCATTATTTAATACATACGGGAATGCTACAGGAGCATTTGGTTTTGCTCTTGAAATGAAAGGAAGTAATGGAGGACAAATTAAAATGTTTACTAATTATGGTGGTACTGATGTAAATTCAGGTTTTACATCAAATACTTATAATGATGGAAACTGGCATAATTTTGTTTTGGTTAAAGATGTTTCAGGTTCAAGTATGAAGTTGTATGCTGATAAAGAAGAAGTGCTTAACATTACTATATCTACAAGTGCACACGTTGGTAATCCATTGGTGTTTGGTAATTATACTGACCACCCTAGTGCTACTTATAAGTATACAGGTTTATTAGACCAAGCAAGAACATTTAACAAAGCAATATCAACAAGTGAAATAGCTACATTATACGAAGAAAACTCACTTGCAGCTTCTTATAGATTTGAGGGTAATAGTTCAGATGATACGAGAAATAATGATGGCACGGATTCTAATGTTACTTATGAGTTTGGATTGAATTTTACTCCTGATTTTGTTTGGATAAAAGAAAGAAGTGCTGCGGAATCTCATAGATTATTTGATACAACAAGAGGTGCAACTAAAAGATTATTTTCTGATAATACTAATGCTGAATCTACTGCAAGTGATTCTTTAACATCATTTGATACAGGAGGGTTTACAGTAGGGAGTAGTGCAGCAGTAAATCAAGATGGGCAAGATTATGTTGCGTGGGCTTGGAAAGCAAATGGAGGAACTACAAGCAGCAATACTGATGGAACAAATACAAGTACAGTACAAGTTAATCAAGATGCAGGATTTAGTATTGTTCAAGGAACCGCATCAGGAGGTCTTAATACTGTTAATAGTTTTGGACACGGACTGGGTGTAAAACCTGATTTAATAATTTTGAAATCGAAAACATCTACTGATAATTGGTATGTATATCATAAATCAACAGGTGCAGGTAAAAGATTAGACCTTAATGACAGTGGTTCATATTCAAGCACATCACAAGTTTGGGCTAATACTGAACCTACAACATCAGTTTTCTCTATTAAAGATGGTCAAGCTGTTAATGTGGGTGCTACATTTATTGCTTATGCTTTTGCAGAAGTCGAAAATTTTTCAAAGTTTGGCTCGTATGTCGGTAATGGCTCAACAGATGGACCTATTGTAGAAACAGGATTTGAACCTGCGTTTTTAATAATCAAAAGAACAGACACAGACCCAACTTCAGGGGGTGACACAACGTGGCTAATGTATGATAACAAAAGAAGTCCGGTAAACCCAAGAAAAAAAAGATTATGGGCAGATAATAGTGCAGCAGAAGCTGAATATACTCAATATAGTATTGACTTTTTATCTAATGGTTTTCAATTAAAAGATGGAACCTCTGGTTATGCACAAAATACAAATGGTGGTAAATATATCTATATGGCATTTGCAGCAGATCCTGATACAGAGCAGCCAACACTTGCAAGAAGTTTTGGTATAAAAACTTGGGAAGGTAATGGTTCAGGTTTATCAGTAACAGGTTTAGGCTTTGAGCCTGGTTTAATATGGGGTAAAGCAAGAACTTCAGCTAATTCACATTCTATATTTGATACAGTTAGAGGTATAAATAAAGAATTAAATTCAAATTCAACTGATGCACAAGGTTCATTAGATGATGGTGTTTTGTCTTTTGATTCTGATGGTTGGACTATGGGTGATAGAGAAAATTTAACACAAAATAATGAAGATTTTGTTGGGTGGTCTTGGAAAGCCGATGATAATGAGCCGACAATTATTGGAGGACCTGCAACTTTAGTATATAAATTTGAAGATAACGCTAATGATGTAACAGGTAATTATAATGGAACTGCAAATAACATTACTTATGCAACAGGTAAGTTTAATAAAGCTGCTCAATTTAATGGCAGTAGTAGTTATATTGACACAAACTTTACACTACCTGCTATTTCTTCATATTCTATTAGTTTTTGGTTTAATACAAGTTCTACAGTTACTTGGAATGATTTTCTTGGAGATAATCCATCAAACGGCTCAGGTTTAGGGGCGAGGATAATATTAGCAATAAAAAATGGAACTCATTTTCACGTAGCTATATCAAATGGTTCATCATTTTGGCAAGACAATTCAACAGTTAGTGCATCAAATTATGTAGATGGTGAATGGCATCATTATGCATTAGCTGTAAATGGTACTTCTGTAAAATTATTTGTAGATGGTAGTTTATTACACACATACACATCTTCAGTTAGTGCAGGTACTGGAGGTGCAAGGTCTATTACTTTAGGTAGGTTAGGAGATTATAATGGTGAATATTTTACAGGTAAATTAGACCAATTTAGATTTTATAGCGGTACTTTTGAACAAGATCAGGTATCAAATTTATATAGTGAAACTATTGGTGATAATGATGATTTAGATTACGGTTCACCTTTTACATCTATAATTAGTGCAAATGCTAATGCAGGATTCTCAATAGCCAAATGGACAGGGAATGGTTCTGCAGGTAAAATTCCTCACGGTCTTTCAGCAGTTCCTGAAATGATAATTACAAAAAGATTAACCGGCGCAAGTCCTTGGTACACATATAATGCTTACCTAAACGGAGGAACAAATCCTGCTCATTATTTTATTAATTTAAATACAAATGATGCTGAAACAAGTAATGGTTCATCAGGTGGTAGTTTATTTAATTCAACACCTCCAACATCAACAATATTTAATATTGGAACAAGTTTATCAGGAAGTGGAGATGAATATATAGCTTACTGTTTCCATTCAGTAACAGGATATAGTAAATTTGGAAGTTATACAGGAAATGGGGGTTCAAATTCAATTACTGGGTTAGGATTCCAACCTGACTTTGTTATGATAAAAAGCACAGGGAGTGGTTCTTGGGGAATGTATGATAGCGTAAGAACTGTTTCTATAGGAGATAATGCAGGAACTGCTAATGCAAGACCATACATACTTGCTAATACAAATGGTAAAGAAAATGGTGCAACAAGTGCAAATGTTAATTTAGATTCTAATGGGTTTTCTATGAATACATCATCAGGTGATTTAAATACAAATGGACAAACTTATATATATATGGCAACAAAAATAAATTAAAATGAATGGATTTGAACCAACAATATTAGGAATTAGTGTTTATATAATAACAATAGCAGAGATTAATCAATATTTACAAGGGTTACTTATAATAGCGACGTTGGTTTATACGATAATCAAGATTCATCAGCTGTTAAATAAAAAATAATTAACTTTAACAAAAATAAAATTATGAAAAACTTTTTAAATAAAATTTGGAAAGGGTTACAAGAAGCATTCTGGCTTCAAGTACCTTATATGATATATTCAATTGTATGGTTGTTTTTAACTATGTTTTGGGCAACTCAATTCTTTAAATGGTATGTCAAAAATTATATAGGATGAAACTTACAGAAAATTTAACATTAAGCGAAGCTATAAGAAGCGAAACCGCAAAAAGAAAATATATAGATAACACACCTGCAGGAATAGTAGTTGATAATTTAAAACTTACTGCAGAAAAAATATTTCAACCAATAAGAGACCATTTTAAAAAACCAATATATGTATCTAGTATGTATAGATGCGAAAGGTTAAATGGTATAATTGGGGGTGCACCTCATAGTAAACATATCACTGGTCAAGCAATAGATATAGACAACGATGGAACTGATGTATCAAATAAAGATATATTTAACTATATAAAAGATAATCTAGACTTTGATGTGTTAATATGGGAGTTCGGTGATGAATCGCCAAGTTGGGTGCATTGTAGTTATGTTCCTGGATTGAATCGTAAAATAGTTTTAAGAAATTATTTTGACGAGAATAACAATTCAAAAAGTGTAGAATACAAAGAAGTAAAAAATGTCAAAGAAAAAGAAGAAGTTCAAAGAAACGAAACTAGGTCAGTTCCTACTAGGGAAGTCAGGTCTGTTTCAAAACCTAGCCGACACAATACCGGACAAAGGAATTCTAGGAGCTCTAAAGAATCTAATAATATCTGACGAGGGTTTATCTCAACAAGATAAAGATGTGGCGTTAGAGATGCTTAAAATAGAGTTAGCGGAGTTCGAATCAATCACTCGAAGATGGGAAGCTGACGCTATGTCTGATAGTTGGTTAAGTAAAAACGTTCGACCTCTTACTTTAGTTTTTATGGTTTTAGTTTATACAGTAGGTTTCTTTTTAGAATATCAATTAGAATCGATTAATCAAATCGTATTGCTTATCATAGGTGCATATTTCGGTGGTAGAAGTTTTGAAAAAACTCGCAAATTATAATATAAGTATATTTATAATATAAATAATATATTACTATATTAGTATTATATGCGACAAAAACTTATAAAAAAATTAGACAGGGTGTTTAGTGAGTACATAAGATTAAAACACGCTGATCATTCTGGTAATTGTAAATGTATTACTTGTGAAAAAACTTTTCATTATAAGAATATTGATGCTGGTCATTTTGTTAGTCGTCGCCATATTATTACACGTTTCGATGAACTAAACGTTTTTCCTCAATGTAAATATTGTAACAGATTTTTAAATGGTTTACAATACGAATATGGCAAAGCTATTGATTCCCGCTATGGTAAAGGAACTGCAGATAAATTAATGGCTAAAAGTAAATCAAACGAAAGATTAGAAACAGAAAAAATTGAAGAATTATTTGCTTTTTATAAAAAAAATTTAATAACTTTGAAAAATAAATAACACACAAATGCAATTAAATAATATAATCACAAATACAAAACCTGTTGCTGACTCATTTGTAAACGACCAATTAAAATGGCGTAGAGAACGCATCGAGAAACTTACCAAAGAACGTAACTTATATAAAAAGGCTTACGAACAAGAATGCAAGTATGTAAGAACACTTAGCGAATTAGTTAATTTTATGATTTCAGATATGGAAAATGTAGTTGGTACATTACCTCACGCTGAAAAATTAAAAGAAACATTAGAAAAACATATAAAAGAACAAAAAGATGGCACTAAAAATAGTAACACCAAAGACTGAATATACATCAACAATAAAGTCAATTCAACAAGGAAAAGACTGGGAGGGTGACGATAAAGTTATCAGAACAGAATATAAAGTAGAACTAGCTAATGGACAAGTTCCAATATTCAATATTAAAACTAGCGATAACAATCCTAATAGAACGTTTCCTTATAAAAGCGGAGATGTAATCTGTTACGATATGACAGAAAAAGAACAGTTTAATAAAATTAGGCAGTTCGGTAATTTAAACATTAATAAAACAAAAGCAATGAGCGAACCAAAAGCAGAAAAACAAACAAGCAGTACCCCAACCAGTACCCCAAAACCTTTATCTCAACAAGAAAGTATCGCATTGTCGGTATCGTTAAAACTTGCTAAAGAAACTTTTGATAGCGAACTCTGGCAATCTTATAACAAAATACAAGTTAAAGGAAAAACAAAAGCAGAAACAGAAGAGAAAACTAAACAAGCAATCTCTGCTGCAAAACAATCAGCTCTTCAAGAGATAGGTCAAATCACAAGAATATATTTTAAAACATTAACAACTAAAGTCGAATAACAATGGATCCAATAGAAAGAAAAAGATTACGAGTAGAGAAATTGATTAATGATTTAAGGTCATTATTTACAGAAAAAGAATTAGGTGTATTAGATTTACCTGAGGAATCGAAGTATGGTATAAAACCTAACTACACTTATGGTATGTTTTTTAATAAAGCAAAGCAAGATTATTTTGTAGCTAAATTAGATGTTGACGTATATGGATTTATAATGTATTTACTACACGAAAAAGTCAGCGAACATATATTAGAAAACAGCGGTAAAATGAAAATTACTATAAAAAATAACAAACCTAGACCAGATAAACCACCTGGAATGCATGGTTCGTTAGATAGTAACGAATGGAAAAAAAATCAAAAAGAGCTCACTAGCAAGGAACATAGTCCTGATAGAGCAGTAACCTCTAACGCTAGTGACGATGACCTCCCATTCTAAAGGTTTAGTAACATACAAATCACAAGTAGATAAGTTAAACGCCATTAGGCGTGGCGAAATACAAGAGGGTTTATCATTAGGTATCGAGTCAATAGATGAGTATTGGAGATTTAAATATAATTCTTTCAATATAGTTTTAGGACACGCAAGTACTGGTAAAACAACAACTCTACTATATATGCTTCTTTTGTATTCTATAAAATATGGGTTAAAGTTTTTAATTTATAGTGCAGAAAACGAAGCAACTAGCATAAGTAAAAAGTTAGTAGAATTTTTAACAGGTTTACCATTTCATAAAATTGATGATAAAACTTGGTTAGAAAAATTAAAATGGGTGGATAAACATTTTAAGTACATTGACATCGATGAAGTTTATACTGCTACAGAATTATTGAACAAAGCATCTGAAATAAAAACAGATTTTAATTATTCGGCATTAATGATAGATCCATATAATTCTTTATTAAGAGATAAGGAAACAATGAAATCACACGGTGCGCACGAGTACGATTATGCTGTAATGTCAGATATGCGTTTATTTACAAGAAGAAATAAGTGTTCAATATATTTAGTAACTCACGCAGTTACAGAAGCGTTAAGGCATAGGCACCCACACAACCATATGTTTGCCGGTTATATAACACCACCAAGTGCAGGTTCAGCAGAGGGTGGAGGTAAATTTTTAAATAAGTCAGATAATTTTATGATCTTACACAGATATACAAATCATCCTGAACTTTGGACCAATACGTTTTTAGCAGTAATAAAAATAAAAGAGATTGACAGTGGCGGTAGACCTACACCATTAGATAACCCGATAGTATTTAAATCAATAGCTAATAATGTTGGCTTTAGTTTAAATGGTAAAAATTTATTACATTTAATTAAAAAGCGTTGATTCTTGAAAAGGCATTTGAAAAACATAAAACGTGGGTCAGGGTAGTTGTATCATTTGGCTGTAATAAAGAAACCGCCGAAGATATCGTTCAAGAAGCGTATCTAAAAGTTCACGATATGACACTAAAAGGCAAAGACCTTTGGTATAAAGATGAATTAAATTATTGGTATATGTATAAAATATTAAGACATTTATATTTGCATTTAAAAATAAAAGAATCAAAAATAAAGATTGCAGAACATTTTGCTAAAAATGAATATGGTCAAACTAAGAATATTTGGAGAGACGAAGAAGTTTTAAAAGCACCTACGTATGTAAACTATAAACAATTTGATGAAAAGTTTGAAAAGGTTTTATCAGAATTAACTTGGTATGATCGAAGCATTTTTGAGTTGGTTAGTTCAGGTAAAAAAATATCAGAATTAAGTAGGGAAACAAATATAAATTATGTATCATTGTGGAATACATATACTAAAGTAAAAAATTATTTAAAATCTAAAATAAAAAATTATGATTGGTTTAGGGGATTTGATAGAAAAAGTAATTAGAGTTATAACATTTGGCCAAGGGAAAAGATTTGCAAAATGGGTTGCTAAATTATTTGGATACGAAGACTGCGGATGCGACCAACGACAAGAAAAATTAAATAACATTAAATTTAAAATAAAGAGATGAGTACTAAAATTAAAATGACTACAAACGATTATAATCAGTGGTCAAAATTTAAAGGCGTACAAAACAACACAATCACACAAAGCGAACTGAGATTAATCGAGCATTTACACGCTAAATATTTCGATCATCCATTAGAATCTTTGTGTACTTGCAGGGGTGAAAAGATGAAAGGGAAAATACAGCAATATGTAGATGACATAAATAGCATCTACGAAAATGGATATAAATAGTGTACACGAGTGGGAACAAGTTGTAGTAAAAATATTAAATCTTGATGGTTGGAATCTTGAATGGTGTGGTGGTGACTTTACTCATTACGACGCTAAAGGTAAAACCCGAAAAGGTAAAGAATGTGTAATTGAAATAAAATTTAGAAATAAATATTATAAAACTAAAATGTTAGAAAGAATTAAATACGAAAGGTTAATGGCTTTGCCCGAAGAAGTGCATAAGTTATACCTAGTATTCGACCCGAAAGGAATGTATATATTTTGGTTAAACGATATAATATTACCGGTCCAAGAAAAACTAAATTGCCCTGATACAAGTTTGTGGACTAAAGAAAAAAAAGAAAAACAAGTTTATTTATTAGAAGAATCTCAAGCGAGTTATATAAATTATGAGTCAGGATTTAACAGGAAGCTATAAAAAATTAGAAGCGTTAAAAGAACTAGAGTTAGATACAAATATATTGTATATACTAGAAGTTTTAAATAAATGGAATAAAGCTAAAGACAATCAACAATTAAAAAAAGTTATTGATGCGTTTTTAGAAATACAATTTTATTTAATAGAATTAAAACGAGATAAAGATTTGGCAATGCGAGGATTGATAGATTATAAAACCCAACGTAATACAGCGTTAAATGAACTGCAAGAAATTAAAGCAAAATTAAATAATTATGAAAATAGAAATTTTACCGGAAATCAAAGGGGAGATGCCAAATGATGATGTATTAACAAAATTTTATGAGACGATACAGGTTTTATATAATGAGTTTTCTACAGTACCAGAGTACGGCAGTAAGATTGAAGTTGATATATTCAAATTTATATTTGAGTTCACAATGGTTGATAAGGTGTATTCTTATGACGGTGAAAAATTAGAAATTAAATTAGTGTACGAAAAAACAAAAGAAATAATATAATGAAAGAAATAAAATTACTTGACGGAAAGTTTTACGATACAAAAGAATTATTATCAAAAATGTTAGATGATGATTTCTATTATGGCTTTATGCATAAATTTGCATTCAGTTCTTCTAGCATTAAATTATTGTTAGAATCTCCAAAAACATATCACAACGTTATGACTTACTCACAGAATGAAAAACAAAGTCAAGCGTTAAGAGATGGTTTCCTTTTACATCTATTAGTTCTTACGCCAGACTATTTTCATAAACAAATATTTGTAGACGTACAAAGTAAAAATACAAATAAGTTTAGATTAGCACAAGAAGAACACGGAGAGGTATATACTATAAAAGAAAAAGAAGATGCTGAAAGATTAGCCGATGCAGTATTTCGTAATGAACCTGCTATGCAAATAATAAAAGGTGCTAAAGTTGAGTTTCCTGGAGTAGGTGTAGTTCAAGGAAAACCATTCAGGGCTAAAGCCGATGTATTAAGAGATGATTGTATTATAGATTTAAAAACAACAAGTAACATAAAACAATTTGAGAAAGCAGCTAATTGGTATCATTACGATGTACAAGCATATTTATATACAGAAATATTTGGTATAAAAAATTTTAAATTTATAGTTATAGATAAAAAAAGTTGCGACATAGGTATAAGCACTAAACCGGTCAGCGATGATTTTATTTCAAGCGGTCGCGATAAAGTAAGATATGCGATGAGAGTGTATAAGGATTATTTTGAAACCGAGGAAACAGATTTAGATAGTTATTATATAGACATCAAGTTATGAAACTATTTGAATACGAGTTTCCAAAAAACGAAGAGCCAAAAGATGATACTGAAATCACAAACGCACTCTTGTATTTTACACACGCTAACAGAGATAAATTTAAAAAGCTATGTAAAAAAGGTATGGAGGTAGAATATAACAAAGAAGAATTAAAAACCGCAAACATATCTGATTTTTTATTATATATATTAAATAAGAATTATGGAGAAGATAAAATTTAAAAGAGTTCTTACTGAACAACAAGGTCACGAACTTGCTAAAAAACATATAGGGGAAGAATATATAAAAACATTAATCACTAATGATGCTGATGGTTATGATATGTATGGTAACCTATTATTTAAGTTTAGGAAAAACGTTATACCTATTGACATACTAAAAGCAGGTGTAGATAATTTTAAAGATAGTATTGAGTGGACAGAAAGCAGGGGTGCAGCCAGTGGTTTTAGTGGAAAAAGAACTAGGGCTGACGGTAGCATATCTAACACAAGTGTCGGTGCAAAAGTTGAATCTGGAGTTGTAGGGTTTATGGATAAAAGTGCAATGATTAGATATTGTAGGAAAACAGCTTTTACTAAAAAATATTTTGATAACTATCAAGAGGGGTTACCCTTTGTAAAATTCGTTGATGAGCAATATAAAAAATTATGCCCTGAATATTATAATAGGCAGAAAAACATTGCCGAGGGTACAAATCAAAATTATGTAATTCCTGACACAAGTTTTACAACTGTGACTGTAAACAAAAATTTTAGAACTGCGGTACACAAAGATGCTGGAGATTTTAGTGAGGGGTTTGGAAATTTAGTTGTTTATCGTGAGGGTGATTGGGGTGGTGGATATTTTATTCTACCAGAATATGGTGTTGGTATCGATTTAAAAAATACAGATATTTTATTTGTAGATGTACATAAGTATCATTGTAACACAGGGTTTACTAATTTTACAGATGATTGTTTACGCGTGAGTTTCGTGCTTTATTATCGTGAATATATGTACAAGTGTAAAGCACCCAAAGACGAATTATTAAGAGTAAAAATAGATCAAGGTGGATATCACAGATTATAACATAGCGATTCCTTCGTATAAAAGACCGGAGGTTATTAAACAGAAAACTTTGAGAGTGTTAAGCGAATATAACATTCCTAAAGAACGTATCAGTATTTTCGTTGCAGACGAAGAGGAATACGAAGTATATAAAAAGAGTTTAAATAAAGAATACGAAATAATAATTGGTGTTCCCACTATTGGACTTCAAAGAAACTTTATAGAGAA